AGTAATGTGCTACTAGTCTTGGCTCCTGCTGTGAATAATCAAATGAACCCCACTGTCTGCCCTCCTCGGGAAGGAATAAAGACCTAATTTTATTACCATACTCTTTGTTTCTTGCTGGTATTTGTTGGAGATTAGGGTTTGCATAAGATAATCTACCCGAAACAGTTCCACCTTGGTCCGATCTCAATTGATTAATCTCTGCGTGTATTCTACCTTTATGAACGTACCTTTGAATAGAATCAATAAATGTTGAGTGGAATTTATTTATCTCTCGAGCTTCTCGTATTAAACCTGCTATGGGATGCTCACAATTTTGTAGCCAGTTAGTTGTAAAAGATGGTTCATTTGATTTTGCAGTTCTAGGATACTCTACACCTAACCTATCAAAAACTTGTGCTACACTTCTTGCAGCCCAAATATCAACATTTAAGGTAGTTTCTTTTTTAATCTTTTGTAAAACTTCTTTCTCTTTTAATCTAAATTCTTTTTTAAGTGATGCTGCTTTTCTTTCATCAACCCTTATACCTCTCCGTCTCATTTCAATTAATATGGGTAGAAGTTCCATTTCCATTTCCCATACATCATTTATTGATTGTTTTTGTATCTCACCTTTAAATCTCTGCCACAACTTCAAAGTAAGTGCAGCGTCTTGCTCTGCATAAAAACCAACATATCCAGCAGGCATTTTCCACAAATCTTGTTTTGGATCTATACCCCACTCTTTTGCTTTTTCTTTTAAAAATGTTTCATTTTTTATTTCACCCAAATAATCTTTTGCACACGCATTCAAAGAAAAGCTCCATCTATTTTCATCGATTAAAGCCGCGGCCACCATTGTATCTACAATTTTACCGTTTATTTCAAAACCATTCGCAAGCAACCATCCCACATCATAAGAAGCATTGTGAAATATTTTTGTGCTAGGTCTTTTAAGTAAATCAACCATGAACGCAGTTGTTACAGCTAAATCCATATTACCACCAGCATCATGTTGTATTGGAAAATACCATTGTTGACCTAATGCAGCCACAGCAAATCCAACAATACCACCATCAAAAGTTGCCCATCCCGAACCTTTTGTTTTTAAGTTAGGATCTTTCGTTTCTAAGTCTATCGCAACTTCATCAGCATTTCTTAAATCAGGATACTCTGATGGAGCAACCCAATCACTATCATTATAAATAAAATTTAATTGATGACTCATGCGTCCTGCATTTGTGCTACCTCAGCTGCAAACTCCTCTACTTCAGCATGGGTAACATCATCGTTTTTCTTTTTTATAAAATCTATCTCCATTTCACAGTAATGAATAATTTTTTCTAAATCTTGTATTCCACCCTTTTTTTGGTATCTGCAAGCGTACCTTATTACGTTAGCTTGAAAAGGATTTAAATTGTTTTCTTGAACAAATGTCCAAGGTTCGATGGCAAAAGATTTATAGTGAGATCCACCAATTTGTTTTTTAGGCATAGTTACTTTTATACAATTTATAATATTTACTCAAGGGAAAATGATATTTGTGATATGTACCCAGCAAGTGCAACGTGTTTATGCTTCTTGTGACACCCGTATACCAAACTCTAAGTTCTTTTATTCTTTCATCTAAATTCTTTCTTTCAAAATGCGATGGAAAGTTACATTTAGCTGATATCACCACGTTGTCAGCTTCTCCTCCTTTAACTTGGTGTATTGTATCTATAATGATTCGTGCTTTAATATCGAGATTTACTTCGCTTTTTAAAAGCTTTCTAAAGTAGCTTTTTTCCTTGTCTTTAAATTTTCTTTGAAAGGCATCAAGCCATGGTTTTCTTTCTTCAACCATACCACCCTGTAGATGTAATTGTTCAAAATTAAATACTTGATTTGGGTGAGCAAAGCTCCACTTTTTGCTGTCCGTTGACCGGTAGCCGTGGTCTATATTAAATAAATACGTATACATATTGCAGGCATCTTCTCTTGTAATAGATCCACCATCACAAATAGATTCCCAATCTTGGATAGCTTTCCATTGATTGTTATCAAATGATTTGTTTCCACGCATGTCTTGAAAATACAACCCTAATTTTCTAGCTTCGTCCTGCAGCTCTTTTTTTACATCATTAATTCTTGCAAGCACCATCCAAGATCCTTGTATCTCCCAAGGTATTTTTTTTAGTGTGCTCCATTTATAGATCTCTCCATCTTTGCTGTTAGATGTAAATTCTTTCTCTACTCTATGGCCAACCATACCATTTAAAATACATTTAGAAAAAAAATGTACTTTTTTATTTAATCTTCTAGACTCTTTTAATATTTTTATTTTGCCAGGAAATGTCTGAAAGAATATTACGTCTGCACCATTCCATTCATAAATAGCTTGATCATCATCACCTGCAATATAAACTTTGTCTGCATTCATAGCTAACTTCACAATCATGTCCCATTGCAGAGGGGTAAGATCTTGAGCTTCATCAACCATCAATACTTTGAATGGTATGGGTAAACCTGTATCAATATATTTTTGCACCATGTCTGTAAAATCTAATCTATCGTTTTTAAACTCTCCTGGATTTGCTTCGTAAGTTTTGTATTGTTCGTAACCTGCAATGATAGATTTAAATTGTTGTAATCTAACTCTCTTCCTTGGTTCTTTTTTATATAAATCAATTGGATCCATCTTCATATTTCTTGCTCTGTCATAAATTTGTAAAGACCAGTTATTATAAACTTTTTGATCATCCCAAGTTGGTTTGTAGTTTATCTTTACAGTTCCGTATTGTGTATGAAACTGCAGCATGTCTACCTTTGGATCTAGTACAGGAATGTCTGAAAATTGTTGTCTTGCTAAACTATGTAGCGTTCTAAAATATTTAAAGTCATCTTCATCATAACCTTTAAATTGTTTACGAACACGGTCTCTACACTCTTCTACTGCTTTGTTTGTAAAAGATATGTAACATATTTCATCAGGAGAAATACCTCTTTTTAAAAAACGTTCAACTCTTTTTAAAAGTCTATGTGTTTTTCCTGTGCCTGGTGGTCCAAAAAACTTAATTGTTTTCCCATGGAGCTTTTGTTTTATTGAATTTGACATTTTTATTTTTGTGTTCTGTTTGTTTTGGTAATGTTGCGATCCAGTGTCTTGCCTGGATACCTTGAAATTTCGCACTCTTACCACATCCTGCTCCTTGTAAGAATACTGTACACTCTTTTTCAGACCAGTTATACCCTTGTTTTTTCATAAACTGTCTGAAAGTTTCTAGTTTAAATCGTATTTCTTGACCATCTTGATAAATGTTATCATGCTCTATCTGATCAAACTCTGTAATGGTATCTGTGTCCTCAAAAAATTTAATTATTCTTGTATTAAAAACTTCTTTTCTTTCTTCGTCACCATCAAAACCTTCCATATCTTGCTTATTTGAAATTAATTCTTCTAACCAATCTCTATAAGGATCGGGATCTCTTTTACTTGGACGTAATGGTCTCCAAACAATATCATAGTTTAATAATCTTTCGCCTAATAATTGTTGTTGATACAATTGTTTTGTATCAAGTTTTACGACTTTACCTTGGATTGGTAATAACCAATAAGGATCAGGGTATGAATTAACTTTAATCAACTTACCAACTTCAGGTATCGCCTCGTTTAATCCAATACCAAACTTTCTTTTAGCGCATTGCGTAGATCCATTGCAGTACATTCTAGCAACAGATGTTCCACATTTATAAGAATAATCTTTTTTACTTACTTGCTCAATAACTTTTGCAATCTCTTTAGGTGTTAAAGGTGGCACACAAATTTTTTTATTAAGCTCTCTAATCTCAGCTTCCCAATAGTCCTTGTCCTCATTAATTTTTTTACACAATACACCAACATTAAACATTGCATCATTACGACCCTCACCCTCTCTAACTTGATTTCTAATAAATTTGTTAACACAATTAGGCCAAGTCTTATCCTCCTTATCTGTGCCTGTCTTAAGATTTTTAAATTGTTCTTTTGTTATAATAAAATTCTTTACGTAATTTAAATATTTGTCAAAAGGTAAACTATTAGCTTCATCATCCATTGCGCATCGAGTGGGAAATTTTGCATTTTGATAAGGAAGATTAACAAATTGACCTTTTTGTTTATCGTCCCACTTTTCCGGGGAAAGATCTACAGTGTCTTGTGCTGGAAAGATATCTGTTTTTGCATCATTTACACCAAGGTCAGACGCTATTGCAATCATTTTCTTTCTCATTTCAGCAGCAGGAACTACTTCAGATAAATGTAAAATTAAATGTAATCCGTTTGATTTAGACCTGTAAGGCACAAACGGGTATTTTCTTTCTCTTATTGTTTTAATAAATTTTTTATGATCTATGTTGTATCTATCAACATCTATCACACCCCAACTTGTTGTTGAGTCGTCTCTGATGGGCACGGTGCCAAAACTATCTTTACCTTCTAAATGATCAAGCCAATTTTGATCTGTCATTGGAGTTGGATTAATCCAACTTTTCCATTCATCTTTACCGTCAGATCTTTGCTTACCTAACTTTTTAGATTG